GACGAACCTGCCTGGAGCTGCACAGTGCTCAACCCCTTGTGGCACCACAGCGCAGTCTGAGGATTCACCTTCAACCTCACTTCGCCTTTCGCATTGCAGATCATCGCGCGCACAGCGTTCTGGCGGTCCTTGATAGCAGGGTGCGCAGGACGCACGCGCCGCTCGAACTTCCAGCCGTGCAAGCGTAGCACGTCTTCGATCTCAGTGTAATCGGATTTGTGCCCGTGCTTCTCACCCGCGCGACCCGCTGGGTCACCGTAGATATAGACTGTCTTGTTCTTGTGTTCCTTGTACTTCTCAACGAACTCGATTGCCGACTGCCGGCTCACTGCGCTCTCAAGAACGATCTCATCAAGGAAGAAGGGGACTCCATTGCGGATGACCACAATAGCCGAGCTCAGCGGGGTGAAGTTCTGGTCGTGGGTCCAGTGCAGTGCTTCGTGAGGGAGGATCCGCTCGGTTGTGAAATTCTCCTTGGAGTAGTCCTCATAAATACGACCGCTGGCGGTCTCGAAGCTCGCTCGATATTCCTGATTGTACTGCTTCCGCGACATGGTGCGCTTCGCAGCTTCAATGACGTCTGGCGGGAGAATCTCTTCCGACGTCCAGTGGAACAGCGCCCAGTCGGGGTCGTTGGCGGTGCGTGCATATTCCGCCATGTCGTAATAGTGGTTCAGACCGTCGGGCACGCCAATAAACCAGCACCAGGCCCGATAATACGGGCGCGTCGGATTCACGGTGTTGAGCGCGGGCATGATGTTCGCTTGCAGCGCCTCACCCTTCACGTCCGCAATTTCGTCGATCACACCGCCTGTCCAGTTGATACCTTCAATCCGCTGAGGCTGGTCCAGGCCGATGATGTGAATCTCGGTTCCGTTGGGCAGGTAGATCTTGAGTTCGGACTCGCTGGGCTTCTTGGGGTGCATGCACGACAGCGTCAGCGCCTTGAGGTCGTCCCACCAGATCTTCTTGGCCTGGTTGTATGTAGGCGCGGCTGCGAAATACTTCTCGCCCGGATACCACATCGCCTGACGTGACAGAAAACGCTTGGCGCGTTCCGTCTTGCCTGAGCGTCGTCCTGCGGGCACAATGGGGAAGCGCACACCGTCTTCAACGGCACGCAACAGCCGAAGCTGAACCTCGTGGTCCTTCAGCTGATACCAGCGCGCCATCTGGCGTTCTAGAATGATCTTGCTCATTTCTGCGCCCTCCGCTGTGCAGCTTTAGCCTTCGCCTCTTCTGCAATCTTGAGGGCTTCTTCCTCGGATAGAGGTTTGCCACTCAGCGCCTCATACATCCAGCGCATCGCGGTGACGCCATTATACGTCTTGCCGTCAGGGTTGAGCGCCGCTTCGCCAAGTGTCTTGTCTGTGAGCTTCGTCATACCGGCGCCCTCGTCGCAAACTCGCGGAAGGCATCAATGAGAGCTTGCTCACCTTCTTCACCGCCGTCAGGACGGTCAAGGCCGTATATGCTGGCCAGCTTGGCGGCAGCTTGCACGCGGGAAGCGTAGGGGCCATTCTGTGCAGCCTGGCGCAGCACGCTCAGGATCAGGGCACGGTCTTCCTTGGCTTGGGCGTCTTCGTTTTCAGGGGTCGCGCGTTGCAGTTCAGTGATCCGGCGTTGGACATAAGCCTCGCCCATGAACTTCTTCGCGTACTCCACGGCGAAAGCAGCCTGAAACCCTACGCGAAGGCAAGCCTGGAAAGGATCGAAATCCTTTATGTACTCCTGAACGAATAGATCACGAAGGGCCTTTTCTTGACCGGACGGTTCCGGCTCCATGAGCCGAGGATCCAGATATAGACCCGATGTGTTCTCAGCCATGTGGGAACTCCAATCGGATAGTTAAGGCGGATCACCCGCCCAATTTGATCGGAGTATAGCGATTCTGAGGCCGGATACGCAACCAGAATATCAGGGCGAGATTTTGCGGCAAGCCGGCAATTCTGCAGGCTTTTGGCCGGTATTCCACTCAATAAGGCGGGCCATTTTGGACGCGCATTCACAGAAGGACGTTATCCAGTCCTGACGCGAATCAATGAGGTCTTTTGTCACTACCAGCTGACGATCCGCTGCCTGCTGGCACTGCTGCACCAGCCCCTCGGGAGGTACTGCCCGTTCCACCTTTGTCACTACCCGAATTTCCGGTGTCGCAGGTGTTGTTGAGCAAGCAGGCAAGATCAGGAGGGATGCGCTGATTAAGATAATTCCGAACAGTTTCATTTGACTTCTCCAAGGTTGCGAGACGATTACGCGCGCGAGCATCGTTGTCCGCCAGCACCTTGTAATCGGTCAGCAGGCCCGTGAGGGCCTGTGCATCCTGGAGACGAAGTTCTTTCAGCTCGCCGATGGTCTCTTGCTGCTGCTGATTGACCGATTCCACTGCGCCCAGGCGCTGCTGAACGGTTTGAAGCTCGTTCTGTGTGGTCAGCAGCGATTTCTCCGTGCGTTCCTTGGATAACCACATGCTAAAGGTGAAGCCTGCCGCAGCCACTATCACCGCGATCAAGACATACTCGATAACGAGCCTGGTCTTGTTCTTGAAGAAGCCCAAGGCACTTGCGAGCCAGGGCAGCTTAGTCAGCAGAAGGGTGATCATCGGCGCGCTCCCGGATGGGTTCGGAGGGTTGCTTCTCGATGCCGAGCTTTTTCAGCACGATAGACTCGAGCATGCGGATCGTGGCGTTAGCCCCCAGCCAACCTGATACACCTACGATGACGCCCGTCCATTGCTCGGACAGGTTCATCGCCTGGCACACCAGCAACATGAGCAGGCCAACGAAACCAGCCGCGCCACCCTCCAGAGCTGCGCGACTCCACTTGATCTTCTGACGGCCGTCGATGGTTCGCATCAAGTGCCCCATCATACCTCCGAACATAGCGAACAGCCCGTAGGCCAACGCTTTTATCCACCAGCTATTCCACGGATCTTCTGGCAACATTTTGGACCCCTATTCGATTGATTTCGACAGAGGCCCATGCCCTGTTTCGCGGATAGTAACATAAGCGAAACGCATCAAGCTATAGGAATCCAACTACAGCTCAAGCGCGAACCGATCTTGCATGCCTTTATCAAACTTGGCACTGACCTTGCTCGCAGCTTCAGCCTTCGTGATCTTCCCGTCGCGATTTGCGTCCAGACCCGCGTTCTGGCGATAGCTGATCTTCGGGTCCAGGAACATGACAGAGTCCTCAGGCTGCCCCACAAACTTGGGCATCAGGATCGCCATATACATGTCACTGAGCGTACCGATGCGCGAAGCGTAGGGGCGGAAATACTTCTGCACGTAATCCAGCTGATCAACAGCGCTCATGCTTGCCAGCTCGTCGGTACTGGTGCTCAGATCGCGGGCTGTGGTAGGCATGAATTGGATGAGTCCGGTGGCGCCGCTGCCTGCTGCATTGCGCACGCTGGGGCTGAACGTCTCACCGGATTCGAATGCCATGCAGGACATGAGCCAGCTGGCGTGAGTAGCGCGGTTCCATTTGAAACCGTCGCAGATTGCAAACACCTTGTCACGGAAGGTGGAATCGACCTTCTTACCCCAGGCGAGTTTCATCGTGTTCTCCTATCGGGCCGCATATGCGATCAAACCTACGACAGCCCAGAACACGATACTCGCTGCCAGCCCATAGACTACTCCACGGGCAGTAGATAGATCGTCGGTGTCATCAAGCTCGCACATTATCAGACCCTCACTTAGTTGGCCCGAGCATAACAGACCCGGGCCAGCGTCAGCAAGTTGATCCGCTTAATGCGTGAGCACGTACCCAAGCGCAGCGACGGCAGCCAGCACACACAGCGCGATCGCATGCGCGCCAATACCCATGGGCCACCGCCAGTACGCGCGAGGCTGTGCCGGCCCCTGCTCGTCGCGCAGTGCAGCCTCCAGTTCCTTGGCCAGTAGTTTGGCGCGCTTGCGCTCCTCGCGCACCTTACGGCGTCGCTCACTGTCTTCCGCTATCGCCTTGGCGCTTTCGGGTGTCATTGGAAATCTCATCATGCTTTCGCTCCTTTTCACATTGCTGAGCTACGCTCCGCGGGATGTCAGGGTGCCAGCCTCCCATAAGGATGGCACAGTCTATATGACCCTGCCGACTGCACCCGCAGAGCACTAGACAGATCAACAGGGTCGCTTTCATTATTGCATCTCGATAGTGATGAGCGATTCCATCGCTCGGGTTGCTGCCACATAGCAGAGATTCACTTCCTGCTGGCGTTGCCAATCTTGGCGCGCCCACTTTGCAGGGCACTGACTACGGTCGAGCCAGAACACCCGCTTGGCTTCCAAGCCCTTTGCCTTGTGAATTGTAGCAAGAACAACGGCATTCCGCTTGTCAGCGAATAGAGTGTCCAACGTGGTCAGCAATGCGGGGATCGTGCGCTGGTCTTCAGGCATGCTGTCAATAAGGCATGTGATGCAGCTGATTCGGTCTTCTATCGCTTCGACCTTTGCATCATCTTTCTTGGCAAGAGCTTTCTCTACCTCACGATCCCGGTATGCTTCGAGCTTCTGCTCGAGGTGCTCAATACTGCGAGCGTTCATCTTGCCGATAAGGGACTTCAGCCCTGCACCAATTTCTCGCCCCATCACCATGACCGGCACACGAGCACGAAGGAACTTGAATGCAAGCGTCATCAGCGGTGCGGTCTTGCGGCACACGACTAGATCGTTAGCCTTGAACGTGGAAGTATTCCAATCAGCACCGAGTTCAATGACTTCACCTTCACGGGCGCCTGGAGCAGACTGAATATGGCTCACCCATTGTTGCGCATACTTGACCACACTGGTCGGGCAGCGGTAGGTGATGCTCAGCGGCAGACGTACGGCGTCGAACTCCTCCGCTATGAGGTTCAGCGATTCGCTATCCGCACCGCGGAAGCCGTATATCGCCTGCGCTGGGTCGCCTACTGCAACCATGCGCGCACCCTTCGTCATTATCTTGCGCAGCAGTGCGCGCTGAATAGCATTCGTGTCTTGAGCCTCATCCACAAAGATAAAATCGAACTTTGGCAAGCTAATTCCGTCCTTGACTGCAAGGTACAGCAGGTCGTCGAAATCTACCATTGCGGATTCGTTTGAGTGCTGCAAGAGTTCGGACGCAAGCTCGATCGCACGGCCAAGGTCTGCAAGGTCGTGATCCGGTTCCAGGTCGTGATGGATGCAGATGTCCATCCACGTCTGGGGCAGGTCCGGCACCAGACAGCCTATCCCAATCTGGCGCCCAAGGCCCACCAGTTTAGAGATGAATGATCCATAGATGGCAGCGTCCTCACCCTTGAGCTTCGCATCGCACAGCCTGCGGAGCTTATCTGTCTCCACCGTGCGAACACCCCGCGCCTTAGTCACAGGCCCATACGTCAGCGAATGGAACGTGCGAGCATTCACGCCACGAGCCTTCAGCTCTTCAGCAATGCTCTTGTTGAATGCCAAGAAGATACTGCTACCCCGCACGCGCTTGAGTGCTTCCACAATGGTCGTGGATTTGCCGGACCCTGCAACAGCTTCCACAATCGCATTGCCTTGGCCGTGCTCCACGAAGCCGAAGATGTCTTGTTGCAGAGGGCTCCACTTGCGAGACGTGTCTCGAGGCTGGTCTTCAATGTCGGTGGGCGGGTTGAAGGGTTTGACGGTGGATGCGTCGAAGTCGAGCTGGGCCATTGTGGTCTCCGGTGATTGGGTGAAGTGCTTGCAGTATAAACGGGCGTTGCAGGGTATGCAAGCCCGTTTTACATGATTTCACTTAGTCTCGGAGAAGCATGAGCTGGCGCTGGAGCATCTGCACCGACGCCAAGCTATCAAGCATCACATCCAACAGAGCATGAAGGTTCTGACGGTTGAGGTCTGCTTCTTGTCCATGGTTGTCCAGGCATGCTGCTTGATACATGGACAGCGCGGCGTCGTACCGTCGCTGATACACAGTATTCTTCAAGACCTCTTCCTGCATGGCCTGGAGGAGCTGAGCGCGGTTCATTTCGCCACCTTACGGACGATCTCGACCTTGCCATGCACGGTTTCAGTTTCGACCTTGCCCGTCTTATGGTTCTTAACAGGGATCCCGAAGACTGCCTGCTTATAGCGAATGACGTAACCATGCTCGACGTCCGCGACAGTGCAGCGGGTCTGACGCTTACCGTCCAACAGCACGTCAAACATCTTGCAATAATCCATCGAGTTCTCGCTGATGGACAAGCGCTTCGGGTGCATGTTCATTATGCCTCCACAGGTTTCCAGGTGCCTGCCTGGAGCATTCGACGCATCCAGTTATAGGCGAAGGTCTCGAAGTCCTCATGGCTGATTTCACAGCGCATGGGGGAGTGAGCTTGACCACACTGATAGGCCACATTCGCCTCAATCAGGACGCGCCACTTGCGCTTGCCATTCTGACGGAATACGACGATCGGGCGCCCGCCGAACTGCTGTGCAGCGGTGACGCACTGCTTCCACCATGCGTTCAGATCCAGTTGCTCCTGACGCTTGACTTCCAGGCACATGAGCACGGGGTTCGTGATGTCGGAACCACCGACGGCGGACTGGTTCTGGTTACGCTGGAAGATCGGCTTGGTGGGATAGGGCAAGCCCTCGTCCTTGAGCGCACGGTAGGCAATGCCGTTGAGCCAGTCACAGACTTCACGCTCCCCGCTTTGCCCCTTCTGTCTGATGTTTATCGACATCTAGTTTTCCTCGTTATTGAACAGGCGTACAGTAAAACAGGGCTCACCCGTTCATACAAGATGAGCCCTGCAAGTTATCACGGAAGCTCGCACGCTCCGGACGTGCAGGCCAAGGTCTGCATCGCGACGGTGTTGTCGGTCTTCTCGTAGGTGGCCAGCTCACGCCAATCGACTTCAGGAACAGGGTGTTCCTTCTGCCACAGCGCGAACTCTTCAGGCGTCATGTCCTGATAAGGCGCCTGCTGATAGGTGTGATCGGTATGCGGAAGGAAGCTGATGCCCGACACCTCGTCGAAGTGCTCATAGACCCAGGCACCCACCGACAGCCATTCCTCGTCACGCACGGTGACGGTGACGGAAGGCTTGTGTTCGCACCACTCACGCTGATACAGTAACCACAGTTCCAGGGCCTGCATCGCAGTCACCTGATCACGGGTCACAGCACCATCAGGCGCCGACATAGCGAAGCTCACGACGGCAGTGCTGTCCGGACGCATGACATCGTCTTCGGTGACGAAGCCCTTGTCCTTCATGAACTGGTAGAGCGGATCCTTCTTATCGACGCGCACCGTGCGGATATAGTTCCGATTGTGGCGTGCGTGGATACCGCTGGCGGTGTTGCAGAGCTGGCTCACGGTGCCCGACGGCTTGACGCAAGTGATGGCCGCAGAAGGCTTGATGCCCAGAGCTTCCGCCCACTCGGCATTCACGAGACGTGCGTGGTCACGCATGCTGTTCAGGGTGTGCGTGAGCTTGTCGAAGCCCAGCTGGCCGGAGGTCAGCGCGTTGTCCATGATGCCCGTCAGGCTGACGCCCAGCAGAGCTTCCTCGGCAGTGTTGCGCGCCCAGGCTTCCGACACGAACTTGAAGTCGGTGAGGGTGGCTTGCAGTGTGCCCAGGATGGTGGCGATCTCCACCTTCTCCATCAACGTGACCATCGTGTCGTCTTCACGGATCACGACTTCGGACAGATTGCAGAGTTGCTTGTCGCGCAGGATGATCTCGGAGCACGGGTTGCAGCCGTAGGACAGTTCCTTGGAGCGACGACCCCAGCGCGAAGCCTGTGCAGCAGCGGCGCGACGGTTGAAGATACCGCGCTCACCGGACTTGGACTTCACGAGCGACAGCCACTCCTCCATGAAGATCTCGGCGCTCGGCTTCTCTGTGTAGGCCACGGAGTTGTTCGCCAGGCCTCGTTGCGGGTTGTCGTTCCACCACTGGCCAGCCTTTGCGTCACGCATGCGCTGATCCGACAGGTTCGATAGACTGATGAGCGCACTGCGACGCACACCGCCCACCACGACGATCTCACCGATCATGCACAGCAGGTCATGAACCTCGATGCTGTTCAGCTTGCGACCCTTCGCGCGCTGGAAGGTATCGACGGTGAATTTGAACAGACGCTTGAGCGGATCCGGGCCGGACGCACGCCCGCCGAAGATCTTGAGGCGGGCACCAGCGGGCCGGACCTTGCTGTAATCGACTTTCGGAATGTCACCGTTCCACAGATGCCCGAGGAGCGCATGGTAGGCCTTAGCCCAGCCTTCTTTCGAGTCTGCCACGACGATGGTGTCGTCGGTGTTGAGCAGTTCGTCAGGCACGGCGGGCAGCTTGGTGACTTCCTGGCGCTCGCAGCTGAACCCGACACCAGTGCCACACATGAGGATATAGAGGGCTTCGGCGAACGAACGCTTCGTGTTGATCGCCAGATAGGAGCAGTTGAACCCCGCGAGGTTCTCACGCTCCAGAGCCTCACCGGCAGTCATCAAGGCACGCATAGAGGGCATGACCTTGAGCTCGAGGATCGCGTTCTTCACCTTGCCCTGAAGCACCTCGCTGAACTGGTGCTTCGTGCGCTTGTCGAAGAAGTCGATATAGCGCTGGACCGTTTCCTCCCAAGTCTCGCGCCGCCCCAAGTCATCGCGCCAACGTGAATAGCGCGAGATGTGAATATATTGTTGATAGAGATCCATCAAGGTTTCCTCTTGCGGTTGTGAAAGCGGTATGGTACGCGATCGATCTGCGCTGTCACAATTCCTATTTGCCGCCCAGCTCACGAGTGATCGCGTACTCCTTGGCGCTCCTGCACCCGCCATGATGGCAGATGCTTCCACCCTGCCCCATCTGCGAGCCACAGCAGCACAGGTTAGGATCGATCTTGCGATAGCGCCACCGTGCAAGCCAGCGCCGCCAGAACTTCGCTTTGTAGATGGTAGTGGATGCAAGTGATGCGCCACTGACAGCCGCGAAGACCTCTACAACAGCCCAGCACGCCTGCACGAAGCTCATATGCACGCCGTGAATATAGATGATCGCTAATACTGCGCAGACGATGCAGGCAAGGGCAGTCAGCAGGCTGACAAGGAACAGGCCTTTCAGCCTGCCCTCACTCTGTGCCTGCTCCCATGGACATTCTTCAGCGGTATGGCCCATCGCACCGCACAGGATACACGCCTTCATCTGCGTGCCCAGCGCTTCCAGAACTCAGCGTTCCATGCACGACGTATGACGTAGCTTCTGACGATACTGATCACAGTCATCCAGAACGTGATGATGAAGTTGTTTGTCCAGGACATCGGAATGGAGTATGCCCAGCAGATCAGCGCAGTGGCCCACATAGCGAGCACCATGCCGACTCCCGTATTGACCACAGCTTCCACCATTGATGCCAGCCTCGATTGGCTGTGCGCCGATTGCTCGAGCAGAGGGCAGTCTTTTGAATCCTGCACTCCACACACTTCACACTGTTTGTTCATTCGGTTTCCCTTCGTACCTGTACCATGAGGGCTTCATGGAGATCTTCTCTGCGATGCGCTGCCGCACCAGTGCAAGCGCTTCGGGCGTCGGATCGTAGTCCTTGCGGAAGCGTTCGTCAAGCGCATCGAACACACCGTCAGGATCGAGCAGACTATCGCGGTTGAAGTTGATGCCCCGGCGCTCCAGCTCCGCCCTCAGCAGGGCATAACGCTTTCGCAGATACAGGGCTTTGTCGTAGAAGAAGCTGACGTGCCCGGTGTTGAGCGTGTAGGCCTGGGGCACAGCAGCGAGCACGATAGCCTGACCCATAAGGGCCTGGACGTATGCGTCGCGGTAGCCGTGCGTCTTAACGTCACGCGCTTCCGCTGCCCGCAGGCTGCGGCGCAAGCTCTTGGGCACCATCTTGATCTCGCGGAACTCCGCGAACAGGTGCTGATCCATCAGTTCTTCGGGCGGAACAAGGTTGATTCGCGTCATTTCGATGCCTCGTCTTCCAGTGCGGACACCAGCCCGTCGAAGTCTTCGTTAGGGCCCAGCAGGTCAGCAAGCGGGCGCACCACTTGCTCCAGGTCAAGGCCGTAGTCTTCCGCGATGCAAGACAGATAATCCTCGCGGTCGTTGTATCCGTTCTCTCGATATACGTTGCTCATCGCCAATCCACTTTCTTCAATCTAGTTGAGGGGTTCGGAATCGTCATTGCGTAGTCCAGGCACACCAGCCGTCCGTCGAGCATGCCGAAGTTCTCAGGCTTCAGGTCGCTCAGGAAGGCTGGCACTTGCTCAGGTAGCGCCGACCGATCTACTATAGGCGAAGCCTTGCGCTGTAGCAAGATGCGTCCGTCGGGTGACAGGTATTCGCATGGAGCGAGCCAGTCCGCCACCTTCTTGTAGTGCTCGTGATCGTTCCAGAACCGCATCTCGAGCACGTTGGCAAAGTAGCGCCAATCGGTTTCAGACTCCACCTTCACGACTAGGTCGTCGCGCAGGCGACATTCGAAAACCTTCCGATGGATACCCTCACCGAGTAGCTTGCCACACAGCAGGTTGAAGGCGTCTTCGTATGTCGCACCGTTCATCACACGTCGTCCTCGGCAATCATCTGCAGAGCACGATTGATCGAATCCACTGCTTCACGGAGGTCACGTTCGATGTCCTTACCTACACCGCGCCCACCAGCCACGAGCAGTTTCTTGACCGCATGCTGGACGCACGGGTCGGTGACGTTGAACAGCTTGAGCACCCGATAGACGTCAATGTCCTTCAGATGCGACACGTCCTTGAAATAGTGCGGATGCTTGCGTGCGGGAGCGGTGACCACAGTGACGCCCTTCAGCAGCTCCTCCAGCTTAGCAGCCGCGAGCGGACTGATTTCCTTGCTGGACACCGCGTCAGTGACGTATTCCAGGAACTGATTCACGGCATCCGAATTGATGCCTACAGCAAGAGTGATTTCGGCCATTGCTTACTCCTTGAACGGGTTGGCGCCCGACACTGCGATGGGCGGATGGGTAGTGCCCCAGGCGTGGAGCCAGACGTGTCCGGTTCGCATGACCTCTGCGAGCTCGTCCGCGCTGAGTTTCCACTTGGAGATGACGTGAGGCTTGCCTTCGGCGTCCTCATAACGATGGATGGGCAGGTCAATGACCTTGCCTGATGCGCGGTCCTCGGGCGTGCCGAACAGCACCGCATTCGCTTCCGGAAAGGACACAGGCCAAGTCGGATCCGATTCCAGCATGGCATCCAGCGCCTGAATCTCTTCGGTGATGGAGTCGTCCTTGTCGGGCAGGTTCTCGGAATGCCACTTCAGGAACTGCCTGTACTTCTGAATCTCGCGTTGGATATAGACAGGGTTGCCATCAAACCCGTTGAGCTGGAAGAAGGCGCGTGCTGCTGCGAACAGGTCGCACAGCTCCAGAGCGATACGCTCGTCCAGATCACCTTTGCCGTCCCAATGCTGCACCGTGCCACCAGTGCCCATGATCTTGCCGGCGATTTGCAAGACCTCGCCACATTCTTCGACCAGCTTGCTCAGCCCGGGCCACGTGCGTGATCCAAGGCTGAAGCTACCGTCGCCAGGCGTTCTGAAATCGTCCATACGATTCTCCAATAGTCAAGAGGAAACGCGGCCCAGGCACCAGTCCCAGGCCGCGCACCATATTCGTAGGCGTGTGGGGCCTACCCGCTTGCACGCCCACCCACATGGGCACGCACACGGTAGATCACTCGGGCCAGGCGTCACAGGCTTTGACGACGGGGCTCCCGCTTGCGTCCAGCTTCAAGGAACCCGAGTGAGTGTTGCACGGTGCCGAGCCATAGTCCGCCCGTGCGCAGACTGTTTCTGATGATCGGCGATCAGGATCGTTGCATTGCGTCCGGTGAATTATGTGGTCTCCTGCCCCGCCGGAAGGGGAGTCCCAGGCCTCGCAGATTCATCCACCGTGTATAGTGGAGCTCACTGCTGCGCCGTGGGCTGTTACTCGCTGCATACTATAACGCCCACCGTGCCGGAGCACAAGCGGGCGTTTTGGATATCTTGCAGGTGCTAATCAGCTCCGACGCGGGTCAGCGGCCTGGTAGTCAGGGTGAAACACGCCCACCGAATACTGGAGCGACTTCACCGCGCGGTTACGCGCCTCCACGCACTTACCCTGAGCCTGAAGAGCTTCGGCGTCCTGGAGGCAGAGCTGGGCGCTGCTTTGCATGGGTGCGCCGTTGTCGGCATGCTTGCGAGCGAGCTGAATGACTTCGAATGCGTTCATGGTGTTCTCCGCATGACCACAGTGGCACCGCCGAAGCGGTGCGCCTGCGCGGTTGTTAGTAGGTGAAGAAGCCAGTGCAGAAGCCGAGATATCCGCCCGTCGAGTTGCTGCGGCGCAGGAGTTCGGACAGGTTAATGCAGCCTACCCAGCGACCCCAGGCTTCCACGTAGAACACCACATAGTCAGCCGACGGAGCGTCTTCCCGACCTTGCTTGTCGAAGTAGATCGCAGCAGCCTGGGCCATCTTAGCGGTAGCCTTCTCCGCTGCTGCCTGGGTGGCGTAGTTCTTGCACGGGTTCTTGTTGGTCGAGCGATAGTCTTCGATGCGTGCGGTCAGTTCGGTGATGATGTTTGCCATGTCAGTTCTCCTAGTGCGTTGCGGTATGGTGTTAATGTAGGACGAACTTCAGACCTATGCAAGCGACTTCTGCAAATCTTTTAGACCGAACCGAACACATTAACACGCAAGCCGTGAGCCATAGCTTATGGGTCGGCGTTTCAGCAAACAGGTCTGGCTGATCGCGCACGCCCGCGCATAATGCGGGATTGCTCTATACAATATAACAAATAAACATATTAACACTTATATAGAGTAGGCTTATCGGGGGGAGGGAGGCCCACTCCCCGAGGCGCGGTGGCTGGACGGTGGCTGGTGGCAAATTGCCGCCCTATAATGACTCCCTACCCCTTATCTTGCATAAGCCCTCCCTGCCTGTTAGCTTATATACACCAATCACTTCAAAGGAGTTTCAAAATGGCCCGTCTTGACTTTGTTGCCCCACCTGTGCAAGAGGTGGATTTCAATCAGCTTCTTGCAGACATTGACACGGATACGCCCACAGAGGAATCCGTTCTGCGTTACCTGTTCGCAGTACATGACAAGTTCCTTGCACAGGGCTTGGAGTGCATGCCCGTGGAGCAGTTCTACCAGTCCGGTGACATCAATGAATGGATTGCCGCGACGCGCGAATACTCTGCCGAGTGCTTGGAGAACACTCATTTCGCGCTGTGTATTAAGACGCTTCTGTGCAATTCGTTGAACGCCTACATGTGCCCGGCCACGCAACGCCAGATCATCTCTTTCAAGGATCGTATCAACCGCGCCATCCTGCTTATCAACAAACAAAACGAGCAGCCTACGGAAGAGCAGGATAAGCGCAGGCAGCAGAACCGTGAAGCTCAGCGTCGTTTTAACCTGCGCAGGAAGAACGACGGCAGCCCGGAGAGCGTGCATGCCCATGTGGTCAAAGCTGCCTATGACGACTATATGCTTGCCTGTCGTCAGCGCAAGGAAGCGGAATTGCAGTGGGCTCAGTACGTTGCCTCGAAGAAGGCTGCCTGGGAAGCTATCAAGGTGCAGAAACCGCTCAACTAAACATGTGTTGCGATAACACAGCGAACGCGCTACACTGCTGAGCCATTCGGGTGTCGCTTTCGCGCTCCTAGTTTGCCGGGAATCAATAATGACGGAAGTTGAGAAGACTGCTCAGCAGGAGTTTGACGAGATCTATATCACGTCAAGCGAAATTGGCCAAGAGCTCGGTGTATGCCGTGCCACCCTCGTGAATGCGCGTCGTCGGGGCCTGCTGCCCGATCCGATTGTCGTTAATGGCGCGCAGATCTTTGTCTGGAAGCGTGATGTCGTTCGCCCTTACCTTGACGCATGGAAGCTCATGCTCCAGGCGCGGAGGGGTGAGCTGGTATGACCACACGCGCTCAAGCATGGGCGCGCCTTCCAGCTGAGCTCAAGTACCTGCGCCAGTGGTGTGTTGCTGGTGCTAACAAGGCTCCGCTGTCGGTCGGCCCTGACGGAAAACTATTCAACGCCTCTGTGACTCAACCGTCGCAGTGGATGGACTTCAATACTGCTGCCCAGGTCGCATTCGCCAACGGGTACGACATCGGCTTCGTGCTGCATGAGTCGGACCCTTATTCCTGCATCGACTTGGACGTCAAGGACGCCCAGAACTGCGCAGATAAGCCTGAGCTCTGGACTACGCCTGAACAGTTCGATCTGTTCTATCGCATTATGCTGGGCTTCGACAGCTATGCGGAAGCGTCGCGCAGCGGGAAGGGCTTGCATATATGGGTCAGGGGCAACATCGGGAAGGGTGTGCGTCGTGATGGGGTGGAGATCTACTCGCAAGAGCGGTTTATCATCTGCACCGGCAGCGTCGTCCAGGACAAGCCAGTTCGCGACTGTCAGCCTATGCTGCTCAATATGGCGTCGCAGATGCGGCCCAAGGAACAGGCAGTCGATTTCGCGCTGCAAGAGCTGGAACAGGACGAAGACGACTGGTCGGTTCTGGTGCGCGCTGTCAATGCAGGCAACGCGGACAAGTTCTGCGGGCTGTGGCTGGGACAATGGGAGATGATGGGATTCCCCAGCCAGTCTGAAGCCGACCTCGCACTCATGTCCATGCTCACTTTCTACAGCCCGTCGAATGCACAGTGCAGGCGCTTGTTCCGCGACTCTGCGCTGGGTAAGCGGGAGAAGGCAGTCAAGGACGATCGATATATCAACCGCACGCTGGCCACAATCCGATCCCGTGAAGCACGAGAGAAGGCAGTCGATGCCAGCGCACTGGTACAGGCGGCCGATACCATGCTGGAAGCGCGCCAGGCTGCTATGCAAGAGATTCAACGCTTGCAAGGCGGTATGCCCGCGGCTGGTGCCCCACAGCAGCGCACAGCGGTCCCGCTGCACGTACAGGGGCACGGTGATCCGGTTCAGCTACCCCAGCCCACAGCGGTCGCTGCTACGCTGGCAGGCCCTGTGTCCGCTACCGTCGTTGAAGCTGGAACAAAGGGTCTGCCTTGGCCGCCTGGGTTCGCTGGGAGAATTGCACAGTACATCTATCAGAGCGCACCGCGTCCGGTCAAGGAAGTGGCGATCGTTGCGTCGCTTGGGCTGCTGGCGGGCTTGTGTGGTAAAGCCTGGCACATTCCGCAGTCCGGTCTGAACATGTATATCATTCTCGTCGCACGTTCTGCTATCGGGAAGGAGGCGATGCACAGCGGGATCAGTTCGTTGATCCGCTCCTGCACCGCCAGCATGCCCACGTTCCACAATTTCATTGACTTCACGGACTTTGCTTCGGGCCCTGCTCTTATCAAGGCATGTGCCAACAATCCGTCGTTCGTGAATGTGTCTGGTGAATGGGGGCGCAAGCTCAAACGCTTGGCGCACGACGACCGCGATGGGCCGCTCAGCACACTGCGCACGCAGATGACGAACCTCTACCAGAAGTCGGGCCCTCAGTCCATTGTTGGCGGTATCGGCTATTCGAACAAGGACAACAATATCGCATCGATCAGCGGTGTGGCCTACAGCATGATCGGCGAGACCACACCGAGCACGTTCTACGAAGCACTCACCGAATCGATGATGGAGGACGGGTTCCTGTCCCGCTTCCTGATTATCGAGTACGACGGTGACAGGCCTGCTTTGAACACATCGCAGGTGATGCACCCTGACGCCGCGCTCCAGGACGCACTCGTCAAGCTCGCATTCCAGGCGCAGAACTTGATTGGCGGGCAGACGTCCCAGCCGCTTGGGCGCACCGAGGAAGCTGCTCAGATCATGTGGGCGTTCGAGCAGGAGTGCGACAAGGAAATCAACAGCACGGACGACGAGTCCCGACGACAGATGTGGAACCGTGCTGCGCTCAAGGTGCTGCGAATTGCAGGCTTGCTTGCGGTAGCCGACAACTGGATCAACCCGTGTGTCACGAAGGAGCACCTGGACTGGGCACTGGACGTGATTCGAAGGGACATCATGATCATGAGCAGGCGCCTGGATACTGGCGACGTCGGTACGGGCGACACAGCGCGCGAACGTAAGCTCATGGCGCTGCTGCGCGACTACCTTGCCAACCCTCTTGCAGCCAGTTACAAGGTGCCCGAGGAGATGCGACAGAACAGCATCGTTCCGCGAAGCTATCTGCAGATCCGCACAGCGCGCGTGGCGTCGTATTACAACCATCGCGCAGGGCAGAACGCGGCGCTAGACCTTGCAATCCAATCCGCTGTGAATAACGGCTACCTCATGGAAGTGGATAAGGCGAAGGTCGCAGAGGCCTACAACTATCATGGCAAGGCGTACCGTGTGATCAAGCTGCCCGACTACGCTGCTCAAGCGAAGAAATCCTAAGCCGATGCAAAATATCCAGAAAAGGGGCTTGCCGGCTCGCGTTCGTTGCGTTACATTAACGCTCATGCAGTTCAACCACGTACAGGAGAAACCTGATGGAAAGTAAGATCACTCACCCTGAACTGGTGACCGCACTGGCCAAGCCGGGCGCGGACATCGTTGCCAGTCTGACCGCTGACGATGCTCATGCACTGCACATGGCAGTCGGCATCAGCGGTGAAGCAGGCGAGCTGTTGGATGCGGTCAAGAAGTCTGCGATCTACCGCAAGCCTATCGACCGTGAAAACGTGATCGAAGAGATGGGCGACCTCGAGTTCTACATGGAAGGTCTGCGTCAGGGCCTTGGTATCACCCGTGAAGAAGTCCTGGCGCACAATATCGCCAAGCTGTCCAAGCGCTACAGCTCCGGCAGCTACAGCGACAAGCACGCGCAAGAGCGCGCCGATAAGGCGAGCGAGCGCAGCTTCATCGGTATGTCGAAGGAGTAACCACAGTCATGACGCTCATTCCCGAAAACCAAGTCACCCAGGCCGATCTGGCCGAGTGGTATAAGCTCCAGGAGGAGCTGAAGAAGGTTAAGGCGCGCGAGATGCTTCTCCGCACCAAGATCTTCGGGTACTTCTTCGCATCCCCCGTGGAAGGGACGAACAGCTATGATCTTCCGGACGGCTATGTGCTCAAGGGTAAGCACACGATCAACCGTGAAGTGGATCCTGGTGCGTTCCAAGCGATGCGCGAACAGTTCTCCCAGGCCGGCATTCACCCCGACGCCATGGTCCAGTGGAAGCCTTCGCTCAAGCTCAAGGAATACCGCGAGCTGACCGCCGAGCAGATCCAGCTCTTCGACCAGTGCCTGATCGTGAAGCCCGGTTCGCCTGCGCTGGAAATCGTGCTCCCGAAGAAACGTGCGGCAGCGGGGGCACAAAATGCGGGTGACAATCATAGCTGATGCGTCGTTCTGTCCTGACACGAACGTCGCCGGTTATGGATATTGGATTGCATCCGAACGTGGCAAACAAGGTGGAGGCGGTGAAATGAAGTGTCGTGTGGAGGGTAACATCGCAGCAGAGATGCAAGCGGTAGTGAATGCCCTCTACATTGCGCACCGCCTCCAGCTTGTGCAGGCAGAGGACGAAGTTCTTATCCAGACTGACTGCATGGCTGCAATTGATGCGTTCGAGGGTAAGCGAAGGAATCTGCCTGCCCAGGAATGGGAAGCGGTGAAGGTACTTCGCCGCCTGCGTTCCGACCATAGCCTGAGAGTCGTGTTCCGGCATGTAAAGGGGCACACAGGCAAGAAGGAGGCGCGGTTCGTTACGAACCATCTCTGTGACAAGCGCGCCAAAGAAGCAATGAGAAGGGCTCGCGCCCGTGTTCAATTGGAGATGCAATGAATCAACCGAATTACGAAGGCAAGGGCGCTATCGCTCTGGACGTGCTGGATCACGGGTTCGTGGCCCTGCGCAACATGTCGGGCCCGAACCGTCGTCCGGATGCACCGT